CCCGCCGTACCCCAGTGGATGGCAGAAGCTATCCTCTGCTTGCCAGTCGTCCACGCCGGGAAACATTTGGCCCAGCTCCTCGATCACGGAGTCTACGTGGGGGCGGTACTTGTTAGGAACATAGCTGCCTTTGAAGTACTGTTCGATGGCGTCGTGGATGCGGGATCCTTCAGCTGCAGCTTCAATGGCCTGACGTTTGGAATCCTCAAGGACCCTGCCCAGGAAGTTGTCATCCGATTCCCCGGCCATACGTGGTAGGGTCAAGGCACAGAGAATACCCTGCTTCACCTTCCATATCTCGAGAGCTGGTTTGGAAAGAACATTTAAGATCGTAGTTACCGACGGAACAAGTCCCTCCTTCCTGGCATCCGCCAGAGTAGTTGGCCGCTCCACACCCTGCTTACTCAGCGTGGTATACGCGGGAGCCCCTTCCCGGTCGTACCAGTGGCCGCCCTCTTCCTGATACCTGGCTTTAGGGCCTGCCTCAGTTACCGTTGCTTCATTGTTTAATCCCATTCATCCTCCTAAACTTTTACCCAATCTACCGAACACTCTCCGTCGCATTCCCGGCAAAACCAGCTGTCGAAATCATTGGCATGTTCGAATCTTTGCGTCTCTACATTCCAATCTGAAAATGAGTCGACTGCAACGTCGTCCGATTTACATTCAGTACACACTGGTTTCGTAGGTTGTCGTTTTGCTCTAGTCATTAATCCTCCTCAGATTCCACTGCTTCATAAGTGGATATTGTCATGCTAGCTGGGGACAGGTTGGCAACACGCTTGCCCTTCATCCTTTCGTCTTTGCTCATCTGATCGATCGCATCCTTGCAAGCCCGCCAGTAACTGGACCCAGTGCCAGTCTTAGTTACGAACGCGTGGTGGGCAGGCTTCATCTGCGGAAATTTTGCATTGATAATTACTGTTGTTGTCGACATATAATTCTGGTTCCTAATTTGTATTTAGTTTTCATGCTGTCTGGTACTCCCAATGGAACTCATCCCGCTTTGTCAAGATATAAATACTTTTGAGGGAAAAGATCTCGTCAGCACGCCGGTCATCATCCCCCAGTTCAACCGCATAGATCCGATCTGTCTCATCAGTGATGAGCGTGTAGCCCCAGGTATCCCCACTATCGGAAAGCTCTTTCACCATCACGGCCTTTTTGGTTCCAACCGGATTCTCCTCACCGGTCGAGTAGAGTTTCATTAAGCTGGTCTCGCATCCACAAGACGAGCAAAAATCGTCGTCACAGCTGTCGCCCATTTCCCAGTTCTGTTTTTCTACGTCCCAATAAGACGAAACATAAGAGCTGACACTGTCACTGCCACATCGCTCACACACCCATGTACATCTTTCACTCATCTCTCACCACCTTCCATACAGAAACCCATCCCTCTTCCCAATGCACACATTCCGCAGCAATTACGCCAACAAAATCTTTATCCAGATCGCCGGCAAGAACAGTGCAGTCCTTATCATTTGCCACCAACATGGTTCGAACACTCTCGTTGAACCTGGTGTGCTCAAAGGCCGTAGACACCTGCTCTACAAAAAAGGCATTACGATCCCCAACTGTCCACTTCTTCCTCGACATAAAGCCTCCGATACTTATCGAACTTAAAGCTCACAGATCCTTTCCCGCCTGATGATTCTGAATTGCGGACCTTGTCCACATACACGCTGACGATGTCGTCGTCCCATCGGTGGATCACCAGCCCGAAGTCAGCCTTGTTGTAGAAGTGGGCAGCACCCGACGCCGAATAAAGAGTGGGCCGCATACCTCGTTCCTCTTTTTTGTATGTCTCACTAGATTTTGTGGGATGTACAAGCACCCAGCTGTGAAGCTCCCGGTTGCGGGTGAATTGCTGCAGCTGCTTCAAGCCATTCTTAATGGAGTCCAATTCACTTTTTGAATTACTGACGTCCAACTCTGTCCAAGGATCTAACACGAATCCGTTCACCCCAAACTCCTCAATGTCGTCCTTGACGTACTCGAGCATGGTGTCCAGAGTCATGTCGTCATCCACGGGGGAGATGAAGTTAAAACATTCATTCAACTCCTCCCTTGCGTCGTCCATTTCCTTGTCAGTCGCATACCCCTCCACAAAAGTGTAAGTAGGTTTCTGCAAGTGAAGGGCACAGAGGTTATTGATGTGCCGCTCGATAGGTAAGGACTCGAAAGACGCCATCGTCACTCGCCAGTTGTGGTTCTTACACAAGTTGTAGGTCAGAGCATCAATGAACGTACTTTTGCCAGAACTTGGAATCCCCAATAGAACCGACATGGCTCCCATGGTTGGCCGGTAATACTTACCAAGCTCCGTCCACCCGGGATCAAATCCTTTGGCATCTCCACTCTCCCGAAACGCCATCACCCGATCCCAGAGTGAATCTACTGTAAATCTTCCAGCACGTCTGGCCTCTTTGGCGGAGGTTGCAAACTCAGCCACGACGCCACTATCCCGCTCGATGATCTTAGCGATCGTGTCTTTTCCATAAGTGCTGGACCCTCTGGGGGAATCCCACTTATCCCGAAACAGCTTGGACTGACGGAACATCTTGTCCAACAAGTCACGGCTGCCGCCGGCATACTTAGCCAGCTTTGCACACAGTGCCATGTCAGCTTCAGATGGGCCCTCATATCCAGATATATCCCCATCGAAAAGCTTTTTGATATGCGGCTTCTCGAGGGCTGACTTCAGCAGACGCTCGACAGTGTTCTCCTCAGAGGCAAGCTTGCGTTCCTGCTGGATCTCGTTGACCATCCGCCGCAGGGCCATCGTCTTTTCCGCCACCGGCCTGACCTCGTCAACAGGTTTACCTGTGAGAGTGAAGTACCTGCCGGAGGAGTAGATCTCAACTGAGGATCCTTTAAGTTTCCCCCTGGCAGCCTTCGGCACGGAGCCCTTGCATATGGCGTGGACACCGGTGCCGGACGGTGAGTATTCCGTGTAGCTGCCGAGTTGTTTGACCAGGGCCTGGGCCTCAGCGTCAAGAGCACCGTTCACGCATTCATCTATGTCGACGCCAACGTAAGGGTCGCCTTGGGTGAACACAAAGCCGACGCCGTCGAAGGACGAATCAGATTCCAGCTTGCTAAAACACTCATCGAACGTGGACCAGGTGGACGAGTTCGTGACTGAAGCAGCACTTCCGCTGATAGTTGTCGGGACCTTTGCCCAGCATCCATCCCTCCAGACGTACCTCCACATAATGAACTGGTTAAGTTCTCGGAGTTCTTCGGGAATGTTAGTGAGGTCGGGTTTGATTGAACGGGGTTTATTAGTCTTGTCTGTTAATTTCAATTTCGTTTTCTGTTACTAGTTGCCAGTGAGTATATTTTGGTAACGTGGGCCACGGCTTAAACTCAAACCAGCAAATTTGATTTAATGTGAATGATTTAGGATCAGGATTAACTGAATAAGCGTAATTCTCTAGTTGGGGAAACTCAGGATCAACAGTACCTGCAACATCAAAAACCCAATAAGTTCCATTCCAATGTGCACTCGTGATCACCCCAACACACCGGTCGCCTTTTTTAGGTTTCTTCATTACTAACCTCTATTACGGGCTGCCAATACGGCATATCTCCCTCATGTCGCCAAGATTTATACTCGAACCAGCAAATTTGATTTAATGCAACGGGAGCCCTGGAGAAAGCTTTATTGTTACAGTCGGGGAGGCAGTGGTGGATAAGACCAGGAACAACAAGTTCCCATATTCCTAAAGAGTGTGCAGCTTCAACAACCACTCCAACACACCGGTCGCCTTCTTTAGGTTTCTTCATTACTCACCCCCACTACGGGTTGCCAGTAGCAGTTTGATATACCTGTGGGCCAAGGTTTCCACTCAAAAATAAGCACTTGGTTCTCATAAAATTTTAAATGTTTGGTACTGTCGGTTATAGGTAAATGCCCCTTATCGGTGTGTCCTACAGTACCCGACTGCCTGTCCCAGCCGTCAAATGACGGACTCCAAAAGGACCAATAGAATCCACCTTTCTCTACCTTTGTAACTATTCCAGCAATTCTTTGTCCTAATTTAGGTTCTCTCATTACGTCTCCACAATCTGCCAGTACTTGTGTGGGGATACTCGCTTAGAGCGTTTCGCTGTTGGCCACAGTTTTTCTTCCGCGATAACGATCGAGCCAGCATCGTATTTATATTTTTTCGTGCCAATGTGAAACAAATACTCCCTTATCCCCCCTCGTTCGTTAAAGGAATATACTGTGTACCACCTGCCTCCATACTTGTATGGAGGATTATAATCATGCTTACCAGCAACAAGTATGGCCCTTTGTTTCACCTTCTTACTCATACCAAATAGTTCTCCTCCATAAACCTGTCGCTTTTATCCCGCAGCCGGCTTATCACCTCTCCTGACTTAATAAGAAACTCAGTGTCCCCGATCCCTTCGTGGAACTTAGCCTGCCGGGCGGCTGATTCAAGACTGATCTGCTTAGTCGCGTACTGGTGCTGAAGATTTCGGTAGTACTCGAGCTGGTGGTTGATCGCTTTGTACTCTTCAATTTTTCTAGATTTATATTCGTAATAACACGAGATCAACATTGACACTTCAATGGGGCCGGGCTGTTTACCGTAGTACTCCTTAGCCCTCCGATTAACGACCATGGCCAGGAGAGTGGGATAGAGTTTCGGATTGATGCCGGCCAAATCCAAATGCTCTTTCCATATACGCCCTTTTAAAGAGGCATCTTTAGCATCTTCTGTCCGCCACCCCTGCACTACCCTGACATCCTTCATCAAGTCGGCCAGCTCTTGGTGAAACACCGGAGCGGAAACTTTAGAAAGTGAATTCTTTGTAGTAATCTTTGAGCGTGTTGATATCAGTTCTTCTGCCACCCGGCTTACTCCTATTTACGTACCAGTCTGTGTACCATGCAGTACCGCGGGGATTGTACCCACGCCTGCTCCATTCAGCGTGACACTCTCGTAGATACTCTTCATCAAAGTTTTCCCCGAGAAGTTCAATAATGGTGTCCCAATCTTTTTTCGCTGGAAATCTTTCCGTTAAATCCCGAATAACTGCAATTGCCGGATGCTTAGCCCTTTCATCGGGAACATCGACATCGATCAAAAACTCGGCCACCCATAAAGGTGCTTGAGATAATTGCAATTCGGAAGCAGCCTGAAGCTTCTTACCTTTATCCTGTGTCTCCCCTCGGACTGCCAGCCAGTCGTCCTCATAACGGATCTTACCGTCTTCCTGAAGGCGATCGAGCCCCTCCCGAACTGCCTCAATGGACAGCCCTGTCTCCATAATCATGGTCCACAGCTTAAGCTCGCAGCACCCGGACGTTTGGATATACTTGTTGAGCTTAAGATAGAGGTAAAGATAACGGTGCTCGACTGGTAGGGATGCGACATACCGGTCATCCCAGAAAGATGTTTGAAGGTTACGATTCGCTGCCATCTACGAGTTTCCAATAGTTGCCTAAGGGCTCCTCCACGTGCTCTTGCCCCCTAACGGGCACATCAGTCTGTTCCAAAACAACCAACTGTCCTGTGCGACAGGAGTTATTTTCATGAGGTTCGTCAATGTAAACAGACCTGCCATCAATCGATATAAAATACCAATCGTCAAAATCCCTAGACCAGTCTAATGTTTGAGTGATTACAAAAGCCTCCCGTTTACTCATACCACACGCTCCCAGTATTTGATTATCCCCTCATCCCAGTGAACCGTGTCAGGGACCACCTCATTAACGGGTTCAAGGATAACGATTCCTCCTGGAACAAGGTCACCTTCCTTACAGTTTCTAATGAAAATGATTTCCCCATCACACATGAAGTTGGCGTCATTGTGCTTGGAGGCATAAAACACCGTACCCTCGGTGTCGGTGGGAATTAAAAAAGCTTTCCGGCGTCGTCTCTTGCTCATGTCTGAAACTCCCGTTTATTAGGAGCGTGGCTGATCTGTCGTTCCAGTCGGTGCCTCATGTGTCCTATCGGATAACCACGACCACACGGACATTTATAAACCTTAAGGACTCCAGAAAAACCTGCCCGCATAGACTCACGAATGGCTACACGGGCATCGGCCTCACTTTTATGATGTACTTTTTTCTCACATGACTTTCGTCGTAAGCGGCGTTTGGACGCCATCCTGATTATCATACAAATCATCGCCCCCGTTTATCAGCTTCTCAGCGTAGTCGACGGCACCCAACACGGCATCTATACCATCGGTATCCCTTTCGATCGGCCCTACAGCTGCCGCCAATTTATTTAGACTGGACATTCCCACTTTTTGTATGTCGTCCGCAGCCTCCGTCCCTGAATCTTTCTTTTTATTTTTTAAGATCATAAGTACCGAGGCACCTGCTAAAAACACGATTTCCCTCATATCAAAGGTAACTTGCACCATTTGAGCTCTTATCATTTAGTTAGTACTCCTGTATTTATTTGCACCCCTTGGAAGTACGAATTACGGTATCAGCGAAATCGTCCATACAGATGTCCTGTGGAATAGTTCGCAGAACCCGCCAGCCTAAAGCTGTAGCCTCGTTTAGCTTTTCAAAATCTTTAACCATGCCAGCACCCCGACTGTGCCTTCCGCCTATAAATACGCCTCCGTCCACCTCGATCGCCAACATCAGGTCAGGGTTGGCAAAATCAAATCTCCAATCACGGTCAGGATGGAACTTGTATTCGGGAAAAAGATCTAAACTTCGTTCTCTGTAGTAGTCAATGACTACATCAGGGTTGTATTTCATAGGGGGTACGTAAATTTAAACTTGACACATACGCACCCCCTCGTATATAACAAACAATGTACTAGATGTTCTTTGAAAAGTAAATATATTACCTAGTGTGCGGTATCGCACATACACATCGTTAAATAGGTGCAATTATCTAGACGTCATCATGAATAGGATCCTTAACATCTGCCCATCGGTCTTCACTGCTTTGTCCAGCTGCGGCAGCGGAAGTCTTGACTTCTACTCCAAGCTGAGCATTAACGGCCGGCAGGATGTTATCAAGAAGATTATCCAGAAGCCAAGTCTCCTGAGCAGAAAAGTCCCATTTCTTGGTGCGATTGTTGTACTTGGCCGGGGGACACGGTCCGGGATTATCCTTCGTGTACCGGTGCTTTATCCCCACGCCTCCCTGAGAGGCTCCGATATCGTTCTTGTCCTTTTGTACGTAGAACTCCACCGGCTGCGTGAAGTCAATGTTTTCCGCGATCTTGCAGAAGGTAGTGA